ATTCAGCAATAGTGGCTGTGCCTTTGTATTTGTAATCTGTTCCTACTGTGTTAAATCCTTTTGATATCAATCCTGTTGGGTTAGACGCTGTAACAAGTTCTGTTATTCTTTCTGTCGATGTCGGCGTAAATGTAGCATTTGAATGAACTCCAACAAGGTTTCCACCAACAAACATTTTAACNATGGTTTGTGTAGTATTTTGTGTGTCAATCACACTTGCCACTTGATGACCTGATGTGCCTTGTGCTGTTGAATAAGAAGGTCCTACTAATTGTAATCTCACACCATCGTAGAAATACATTTGACTGGTAACACTGTTGATCCAAAGATCACCTGCAACCATGTTAGGTTGTGTTTCAGTTACTGTGGTTCCACCTGATGATGTAAATGCTGATCCGTTGTAAACTTTTAATCTATTTTCTGCTGTGTCAAACCAAAGTTGTCCTCTGATTGGATTTATAGGAGCAGATGCGTTAGCAAAATTTTCTAATAACTGTATGAAATTTTCATTTAATACTTCACCAAATCCTGAATAATTTCTTCCGATCAGTGTTAAGTCACTGGAAGTGGTATCTAATTGACCGTCAATTAAATCTACAAGTAAACTGCCGTCAGTTTTATTCAACCTATAACTCATTATGCTCCTCCAGTATAAATGATGTAGTTTAATGTTAAGTATGGATTCATCACATCCATTGCTTGTCCTATTGTTCCGTCAATGCCACCTGAATTAGGTAATTGCTGAGCACCATTGGTGTTTGCTAAATCTGGTCCACTTGTTGTTGTTACAGCAGGATCTGTAGAAGCACCTGCAATGTTTCTTCCTGCAAAGAATTGATCACCATTGTTTGCTCTTAAATCGTGTTCGTGTTCTGGAAGGTTTTCTTTTGTAATAGTTTTATCTTCATTACCAGCACCTGATCCCAATGCATCTGCAACGGGCGATGTTACTCTGTCTGCTGAACCTTGTCCTAAACCAGGATTACTCATGTTGTCTTTACCTAGTGGAAATCTACCACGCATGTCTGGTAACTTGAAAACTGAAGAACTGCTTGGAGTTCCAAATTGTGTTCCAATTGCTTGAAACAGTTGATTGTAAACTGATCTTTGCACTTCTGCACCATCACACAACAACCAATCCGAAGGAGCAGTTGCTCCAGCATAAGGCATCATGGATGCTACTGGTGGTGTTGCTATTGAATTAGTAATTGCTCCAACAGTTGTTTTAAAGATTCCTGTTGTTCCTGATGTTCTATTGATAATAATTTCATCACCAACTGCACTTGTTGTTGTCAATGTTTGATTACCTATAAATGAATTGTTTATGCTTGTTGTAAAAGTTTTTGTTGTTCCGCCAGTTTGTCCATCAAATGAAACATCAACTGCTGTAACATCTCCCGTCAATCTAAATGTTGTTGCTTGGGCAATTTTATCAGCCGTTGTAGCACTTGTGGCATTTCCTGTTATACTGCTTGTAACAACACTACCTGCTTGTATTTGATTAGCATACACTGTGTTGTATCTATTTGTGGTTGAACCTAAATTGTAAGTTAAATTTTGTGAAGGTAAAACAGACTGTGCTGTAACGTCACCAGCAAAAGTTCCTGTTCCACCAATGTTTGCATTAAGAGCCACACCTAAACCACCTTTAGAAACAATTGCTCCTGTGCCTATGTTGACTGATGGTGATGTGCTGTTTGACACTATTGTGCCTGATGATAAAATATTTCCTGTGACATCTAATGCTTCATTTGGATTTGTTTTGTTAATACCAACTTGTTGTTGTGAACTAATTCTCATCACTGTTGATATCGAGCCACCATTGTTTAATCTAAAATCTATTTCTTCGTCTTGTGTTCCTAATTGAATTATACCTGCTTGATTTTCAACAAACATTTTGAATGTTCCAGCAGATCCAACTTCAAGACCTTGATCTGTTTTGATTTTTATAGGAAAATCTGTTAATGATGTTGTGTCTCCTCTTAAAAAATTTCCTGCGGCAACTGTTGAATTACCAACCACTAATGATTCTGCTTTTTCAGATGTACCATATAATTTGTTTACGTCTGCACCAAAGTTTGTTGCACTTAGATTTACTCCTGGATTCAATGCTGAAAAACCTGGAATAGTAATTTTAGGAGTGAATGAATTTTTAGAAATTATAGCAACTGTCTGTGCTTCAACTTCTAATTTAACAATGTTGTATGTTAAATCATCTGTGCCAGTTACTGATTCTGGTGTTGCACCAGTTGTTAATCCTTGACTGTATTGTGGACCTATTAAAATCCATCCTGATCCAGTAAACAGGTATAGTTGTTGAGCATTTGTATCTACCCATAAATCTCCTGAAATACTTTCAGATGCACTTGGTTGATTGATTGCTTTTTTCAATCCACCTGCCGCTACCCAATTTGCTCCGTCATACACTTTAAGTTGATTTACACCTGATGTAGTATCAAACCAAGTTTGTCCTTCAATTGGTCTTAATGGTGCTGAACTGTTAGCAAAATTTTCTAATATGTTTAAAAAGTTTTCTGATATAACTGTTCCATATGAAGTTGTATTCTTTCCTGGAAAATTGATGCTGGTTTGATTGTTAACAGTGTTGTCCTCAATCGTGATAGTGCCTTTGTTTACAGCATCAGTAAAACTTATTGTATATGCCATTTATTATCCTTCGTTAAAACCTGTCAAACTTTGAACTCTTACTGTGTAGTCAATCTGTATCAGTCTGTTTAAACTTTTTTGTACTGGGTGAAAAATTACATGTGTTAATAATTTGCCTGTTCCACTTGGCGAGTAACTTACTAATCCTAATTCATCAAACACATATAAACTGTCTGATCCACTTGCTGTATCCACAGCATCTTGACCATTTGGCTCACCATAGTCTAACAAACAAGTTACAACAACATCTGTGTAATTTGTTCCATTGATATGTCTTGTTTCTATTTTGTTTCTTTGCGGATCTAGGTTTGAAACTGATCTGTCGTCAACAATCTTTGTGTATGTTTGATTGTACAGTGTAGCATTTGTACCTGTACTGTTTGGTGTAAGATATGTGATGATCCCTGTTGGGTCAACACTCGTTCCGCCGTTTCCAAACGACATTGAATTTATGAATCCTTGTCCCTGATTAGCAACACTTTCTGCCAAAGCAACACTCATATTTTCATAATGAATTGCATTGCGTTTATCAACAAAAATCTTGTCTGATTCAGGATCGTGTATTTTAATGTGTCCTTGTATTAATACACCGCTGTTGTCTTTAATTTTGCTCATTTTTGCTCCGTTCTACCATTGTATTTATTGCGGCACAGCCACTTCTTTTTGACGTATGAATCTTGCAATGTCATTTTCCGTCTGACTTAGTGGATCTGTTCCTGTTTGCCATATTTTACCTTGTTTTCTTACCAGCAAAATTTGGGCATTTTCGACTGGCGTGCTAGTGAAAGTGATCACAGCAGTCGTTCCTGTCACACTGAATTCTGCAGGCACTGTGCTATCTGCTTCTGGACTATCTTGTCCTAAAGTAGGATCATACACACTAATACTGTTTTTTCTCATTCTCTTACCACCTACAAACAGTTCAAATTCATTGACTGATTTTGGTGTAAACCCTATATTAAGAGTATTGTTCACCACATCTGCACCTGTGTAAGTTTCAGATATGAAAGAATCTTTATATGGAACATTTTGGAACGCACTTTGATCGTAAACATCAGTGTTGGCATGATGTATTTCTGCTATACCAGTACCAAAGGTTCCGCGTCTTAGTTGTTGTAACTTGTTGCCATCCTTTTTGTAATATTCAATTCGTTCATTGTCTATAAAAATAATACCTGGTTGTTGTGAAGCAACACTAGGTTCTGTTATTCCAGTAGCATCAATCAACTCAATTTCTTTGTCATTCCATGATAAATTTTGTGCCAATGTGTATTGTTTGTCATCGCCAATACGTTTGAAATGAGTTCTGTTCATAATGTCTTTGAATTGTCTATATGCAAATTTACCAACAAAACTTGGAGCAGTGAAATGAATCACATCTATTTCATCATTTTGCGATAATGTTCTATTAATTTTCAAATACATTTGGTTGTTGGAAACTGTGTAGTCCACACTTGGTGCTAGCCATTCACCATTTACGCATACCCAAACATATTGAGCATCAACTGCCGGACGATTTAATTTTACAATACCATTTGTCAATTGATTGTATTGGAAATAATCTTCTGTGTTGACTGTGATTGTTAATTTTTCCACAACATCATATTGTGTTCTATCTATATCTTGTACATCATGTTTGCTGAATTGATATATTGTAACTGTGCTTGATTGAGCTGGAGCAGTTGTAAATGTTATCAATCCACTATCGTTTACACTGTACTCGCCATTTTCAATATACACATCAACTGTGTCGCCTACTTGACCTATTCCTGTGCTTAATGTAATACTTGAATTTCCAGGGTTCCATCTGTATTCAGCAGATGTTAATTCTATTTTGTTAATGTATGCTCTTACATCCGTGGCATTGATTGTGCCTGGTAACACTTGCCAATTTTCAAATTCATATTCTCTTAATGTGCTTACAGTGAATCTTCTGTGGAATCCACTTCTTAGAACATCATTGTTTACTTTTACAATCACATTGTTTGTGAAAGGTGTTTGTGTGAAAGGAGTTTGATTCATTTGGTAAGATACTGTACTTCCATCTCCTGTAAATGTGTCTTGAGTAACTTCACTGAACGACTGCGAAGCACTTTCATACACCACAATGTTTATGAAACTGTCTGATGCAGGAGCATTGTTGAATCTAATTGCCACTCTGTTAGGAACAGCATAAGAAGAATCTGTTTCAATCACAGAATAAGTTGCGTCTTGTCCGTCTACTTTCACAAAGGTTTGTATGTTGCCTGCTTTGAATTTCGCTCTTGTTACGTATTCAACTGTGCTTCCGTCTCCTGTAAATGTATCAACATCTAATATAGACTCTCCATTGTTGCCCATGGTAATAAAGTTAATCTTGTCGCCAACTGCTGGTGCTTGATCCAAATCAATGTGTTTATCTTGATAGTTCACTGTGAATTGATTTGTGTTGTATAAAATATTGTTTATGCTTAAGAATATTGCTGTGTTGCTTTGTGGTGAATCCACAAAACCAAATTCTGTTGTTGTGCCATCTCCAACATAATTGTAACTGTTAATTTTACTTCCTGAATTTTGTCCTCTGTCATACACTTGAATGTCTAAAGTATCTAAAACTTGTCCTGGAACAAATTCTTCTGGTCCTTTTGCAGTTGTTTCTGTAACAAAACCGTCACCGTCAACATTTATATCTTCTGCATTTATACCTTGTGCAGTTGAATATGTTAAGTCTCCGCCTTTTACTAAAGTGTCCACAATGTTTGGATCTGGTAAAAATGATCCATCACTTGTGGATTTTCTAACAATGATTATATCACCGTCATCAGTTTCTAACATACTGATATCAACTGTTTTTGTAGATCCATCACCTTGTAATGAATTCATTTGTGCTAAAATATTTGTAGGATTACCGGCATCAAATGCAGGATCATCCACTCTTTTTCCATTTTGATAAATGTGATATTCAATGCCAGACACCAACGTGTTTGCAAGATTTAATGTTAATGTACTGCCGTCTAAATAGAATACTTCATCTTCATAACTTTCGTCAAACGTATCCCACTCACTTTCCATGAAAGGTTCATTGCCCCAACCTGAGTTGTTTTCAAACCCAATACTTCTCACTTCAACTCCACCGTAATCTATACCATCAATTACCTGTGCTAATTCTTTTCCAGGCATTCCTGATGTTGGTTCATACAATGCGAATCTGTCAGCAGTGTTTAAAATATCTTCATTTATTTTGTAACTGATTGAAATTGTTGATAAATTTGCAGGCGGTAAAGTAAATTGGATATATCCTGTGTTTCTAACATATGTTTTTGTTTCATCTATTTCATTTGCATATGTGAATTCACTTTTCAATTGTTTTTTGCCTGCCACTAGTATCGAAATTGTGTTTGTACGCAGATCCATTGGCCATTTTAATTTAAATTTTAATTTACTTGCATTGCCTGTGAATGTTTCAGTTCTTTGTAAACTGGTAATAAATGTATCTCCTGTGTTTCTATCAAATTTTATTCCTATGTGTGTCGTTCTCGGTAAACTTTCACCTAACACAGCACTTGCTTTGGCTTGAGTACCTGTCGTTGATCCACTTAATGTTATTGTTGGCGAAGAAATATATCCCGATCCACTGTTTGTTACATTTATTCTATAAACTTTTCCATTTTTAATGTATGCAGTAGCAGTCGCGCCTGTTCCGCCGCCGCCGGTAATTACCACAGCAGGTGGATTAGTGTATGATGTCCCGCTAGTTGCAATGTTGATTGCAGTGATTTTGTAACCTATGTTATCTTTCCAATTTTTGTCTGGATATGTTGTAATGCCATCTGCACCAATCAACTCATCATTGTTAACTGTAACTTTTGATGGAGTAATTTCACCATTCACATATTTAGGTGCATAATCAAAATCAGTGATTACACTATTTGTTGGTTCAGTTTTTTCATATGAACTAACGTATTCTCTAATTTTAGATTTATATGGTTTAATTTCCTGCACATAATCTTCATAATTTGATAGGTTGTCATTTTTAAACGTAATTTTTTGTTCTAATTCACCTACATTGTGTTGAGCTTTAACAAAACTTGTTTTAAAAACAAAATCGTTTAGTTTATTTTCAGACAACGCATACTGAATGCCAGCAAAATACATTTTGTTGTATTCTATTGCTAATTCTTCTACAAATATTTTGTCTCTGATTGTTTCTAATATTACACGTGTCTCTTGAATTGGCTGTCTATCATACAACTGAATATCAAAACTGTTTGAATCAAATCCAACATTGCCACTGTACACATACAATTTCTCAGAAAATTGAATAGTTCCGTTTTGTCTTCCAACTGTTTCATAATTCACAGTGTAATCCACATCAGTTTGATTATCAATTTTTTTCAACAACAACCATCCACCAGATCCTATTGTTTCAATTTTTACAATCTGTCCAATGCTGTCATCTAGAGTATTAATTTCATAACTTTGTGCAATCACATGGTCAATAGCAGTAAATTGACTGTAATCAGTTTTATACCAGTCAGCATAATTCCAATATAGATTCACATTGAACGCTTGTATTTTTGTTTTCTGCCATCCATCTCCAACAGTGTAATTGTATATTGCCCACTTGCCATCTACTGTACTGTCGGCATTGACCAATGCACTGAATGTTCTAACTTGTACAGTTGCATTATCTTTGTAATTGCTTCCTGCTTTTAAAACTTTAGCACTGTTAATAGAACCATTGACATCTATCGTTAATCCTATTACAGCACCTTCGCCTGTGATGCTTTTTATCTTGTATGTTGGAATTGATTTATATCCTTTACCAGCATCTGTAATTGTAACGTTAGAAATTTGTCCGTTTGTCACTGTAATATTCAACGATGCAGGTTTAACTGATCCTACTCCTACAAAATCTAGATCCTTTTCTGTATCAACAGTTGTGTCAAATAACCCTGTGTTGATAGTTGGTGCTGGATCTGATTTTATCAAATTACTGATGTCAATTTCATCAACAACTAGTTTTGTTTTTAAAGAAGTATTGACTCTTTCCATTGTTTGCTTCAATGCTTCTTGTTTGTTAGCAAACCAACTTTGTCTTGGATTTTGTAATGTACCGTATTTTAATTTGTCACTTAAATTAGGATCAGGCACAGGGTTTAATTTTGAATCATAACCAATTAAACTGTCGAACCAAACTGTTTCTACATCTTTAGGCAGTGTGCTTGTAGCAGAATCTTGTGTTAATAAAGCATATTCTTTATGGATATTGTTTTTACTTTCTACTGTGTTCAATCTAAAACTTATAATTGTGTCTTTGTCTTGAATAAATGAATCGCAGTTGATAATTGCAAATTTGTTTTTGCCAAACACAGTCACATATTTGTAACCTTGAGCTCTTGGATCTTTAATCATTTTTTCAACAGCATTTGCACTTAATTTTCTTGATTCTAATTCTGGAGTTGTTGTTTTACTCTTAACCCAATAAAAATATCTGTTAGATAACACACCAGCAACTTTATCATAAACTTTTTTAGTTACGAAATCTGTTGTTCGTTCAACTGTTCCTGTAATACCCAATGCTGATCCTTCATCGGACTCACTGATTGTGTTGTATTGTGCAGGTGTATAAGGTGATTCTATCCATTCATGCACATCAATACTGGCACCTACAAATAATTTGTTCCAATATGAATTATTGAAAATTATATTACTTTGGTAAGGATAGTAATAAGTTGCTTTGCTGATGTTCCACCATAATTTGCCCACTTGCGAATCGTCCCAGTGATTGGTTGTATCCAATGTTCCAACTGTTGTAGAACTATTATACACTGCTGGATCATAATTTGTTTTGTATGAAATTTCAGCCTCTGCTGGTCCAGGAATTTTTCCAAATATTGGATCAACATAATCTAATCTTGTTAATAGTTTGTTTGTAGACTTGCTGTAAAGGAATATTCCTTGTATTTTTGATAAATCCGGTTGATCTATTCCTTCACTGCTTTCATGCAGACTGTTCCAATTAAATTCTACAGGTGATTTTCTAAAATCAACCAACGTTCCTTTTTCTTTGTTTTCTAATTGTAGTTTAGGTAATCCCACATAAACGTGATTGTTGTTAACCAACAAGTTAGTTCCAAATTGTTCTAATGTGTCATTTACGTAGGTAAATTTTTCACCATATAACAAAGTGTTTTCAAATTTTTGATACAGGTGTATTGATCCTACATCTGATTGTGTTTCCACAAAGTTTGTCATTTCGCCATCAAACACTGTTTCTCCAGCATCAATCAATGTAGACAATTGCTGATCACCTTTTAATGATGTAACTGCTAATATGTCTCCACTAAACGATAATGTATTTCCAAATTGTGCTGATGTTTCTCTGCTTGGACTCACAAGTGTTTGATTCAATGTGTATTGTCCAGAATCATTATCAACTTTCTTGTATACATAAACTGATCCCATGTCTGTGTCAGCAAGATCTACCAATGGACTTCCAACAGCAATTAACTCACCGTCTCCAGATATGCTTATGTCTGCACCGAAATTAATAATCGCGGCAGAATCATCCACAGGTGTTATGGTTTGTTTGTAAGTGTAGTGTCCATCACTCTGTCTATAGACCACAACATTCTGACTGTCATCACTGTATTTGTTTGTCAGCACAACATTCACACCATTTGTGTCAACATCAAAAGTGTTGGCAAATTTAATTAAATTGTTTTGATCCAATGTGGAATCGCCTTGCAGTTCAACACCAGTATCATTAGGCACATAACCTAAAAAGTCTGTGTGAGTGTCTTGTAATGTCCATAAACTAGACTGCCAAACATTTGCACTTATATTTGTTTTTGCTTTGTACAATTGATTTCCAAACACAACCAATTCGTCTTTTAGGTAATCTGTTTGATCATCAAACACACCCATGTAATTTTTATCTACACCCAACCACCAATTTTTAGTAGCACTGTAATTTACAAAATAAATTTTGCCTGGTAAGTTGGAAGTGCCATCACCTTCAGCGCCGATGAATGCTGTGATATTGCCTCCAACATCACGCAATTGAATTCTGCTTCCTAATCTTAAACCACTTTGAGTGTCAGGTACAGTGTATGCAGAACTGTATTCAAACAATCCTTGTGTATTTTTTTTGTAAATTAAAAATGCACCTTGATTTGTAAAACCGCTTTGAACACCTTCTCCAATCGGTATATTGTGTATTTGTAACCAATCTTTATTTTTACTTCCTGGTATATTAGCAGTTTGGCTGATTCCAGCCACATTTTCAAATTCGTCCCAAATCCAATACTCTGTATCATTCACTGTGTAGAAGTCTGGATCACCTGATGCTGTAATAGGTGCTGTGTGTTCAAAAACTAAAATATCCCCGTCTGTGTCTCCTGATTGTACTGCTTGTTCAATTGATCCCAACGTTCTGTTTACTCCGCCACCTATTCTAGTAATAGTAGATGACGCACCAGCATTGGATCCTAGACTAAACTGTTTATTGTTACTGTTATTAAAGTAAATTCTAATTTTTTCTAAGGCTATAAATTGAACGAAAGTTACATCCGCTTGTGCCTGAGTAAGTGGATCGTAAATTTGGTGTACGCCTGCTGTTGGAAAATAATAATTTGCATTGTTGTCCGGTTGTGAATCTACATCAACGTAACCTTCCCATATGTCCACAACTTCTTTAAGTCCATTTGTATCCGAACTATCGATGTTCAACGTGGCAAAAGTCTCAGTGTCATCCTTGTTGATCCACACACTAACGTTGTTGCTTGAATTACTAGAATTTAACGTGCTGTCATGAGCAATATCATAACCTGTTCTCACAAACCACTTGTTACTTAAAGTTGCTTGAGGAGTTGCATTGATCTGCCATGAATTTGTTCCTGCATCTATGTAATAATCTTGATAGTATGTTCCAATACCAAATTGTGCTTTTACTAAAGGTGCTTGAGGAGTTATTGGAGCAATGGATTGTTCTAACGAACTGAAAAACAAGTTGGTGTCTCTTACTTCATTCAACACCTTTATGTCTTGTATTACAGTATTAGTTGTAACATCCGATCCTGCATTGGTTGAAACATTGGCTCCTATGCCTACTTTCCACCAACCGCCTAGATAATCGTATGCTTCTGAATTTACTCTTGAATAATCCCCTATAGGTAATATGTCTAACAATAAACTTCCGCTTTCAGCAAATACACCAGAAACATCTTTAAGGTATATTAATGTCTTAGCGGCAACTTTTCTTACATAAACAACTGTACCTTCTGCTGTGGATGTGCTTAATAAGTTTCCTATCACAGGGTCTGTCAATGTGTTAGACACTTCTAATATTTCATCAATCTTTTCTTGAATAGATATTTCAGCACCACTGAATATATTGTTCTTGATGGTTGGAGAATCTGCTCCATTAAACGGTTCTAGAGGTGCTTTAGAATAATTGTTTCTATCAATTGGATAAGCACTGTTAAAATCAAGATAATCTAATATGAGTCTATCACCTATTTTAGTTGCTGTGTATTGATCAGCAGATGCTCTTATCAACATGTGATCTGTGGTTTGATTTGCAAAGATACTGTCGCCTATCAATAAATTTGTTGTTTGAAATCCAACATTTTCTTTGTAAAAAGCCGATGCGTCAAATGTTGAAAATAAATCTTGTGCTATTTCACCTTCAACTTGATTTGTTGCTCTCCAAAGTTGTTGTTTGTATTGTACTATGTTTCCAACATTGTAGTTAGAACTTGTACTATACACTCCTTTGTATTCAGTTTTTAAATTGCCGGCATTTGGAGCACCTATTACTACAAAATTTCCATCTGGTGAAATATCAACTGCTTTACCAAAATTACTTGATGCACCAAATAAATCAACATTTGATAACAATGGATCTGTTGTGGGTGCTTCTATTATTTGTGCCAATGATAATGTTCCGCTCTCAGAGCCTCTTGTGAACACATAAATTTTTCCATCTTCATCTGTGGGTTGACTGACCAACACTGTAGAGTTTTGTTTATTTGCCGCTATAACTGTGCCGAAACTTTCGTCTCCTGATATGCTTGTAGAACTTAATTCATTGTGTTTTTTGAATACAAATTTGTTATTAACAATTTTCCATTTGCCATCATCTGATTCATCAACCCAAAATTTCTCATTGTTTCTTAGTCCTTGATCAACTATTCTTGTGTTTATATCTGTGATAGCACTTAATCTTGATTCAGTAAATCTTTTAATAAAACCAACAGCAGAAGGTATTGAAGCAAATCCTTGTACATCTTCACATTGAATAGATGTAATACCAACAAAAGTAGATTTGAAAACATAATCTGTACCATCAGCATTTACAACAAAAATTTCTCCTACTTCCATGTCTGGATTGTTCAATGTGTTTACAGTGATAGTTGAACCATCTTTAATTATAGAAACAATTTTTTGCTCTGTGTTACTGAACCTTAAAACATTCCAAGTGCCTTTTTTATTACCCACCCAAACGTATTGCCCTTCGTCTAGTGTTGACACACTTGTTGACGTCAACAAGTCATCATAATCTGCTAGAGTTAGTGTGATGTCTACAGGATTAACTGGACCTGCATTTTTGATATATGTGTTCTTTTCATATTTTACAGGAAATGGAGTGTGTTGATAATCTGTAGGTTTTAGATATGTTTGTCCTGATTGAATTCTGTAAACTAAATCTGTTGCTGTTGCTGGTTGATCATCTGTCAATAAAATAGGTTGCGGGTTCAATCTGAATTGACTTTCATCCAATTTATACTCTATTTCATCAAATGTATCCACTGCTCCATACTGTCCTTTACGGATTGCCCATTCTTCAAAAAATTCTAAACTTTCTTTATCAGCACTGGCAAGTGCATCAAACAATTTATTAAGAGCATTCGCTGTTCCTTTTTCTCTAACATATCCTTGATAAAACTTGTATTGACTCACATCATCATTGATAATGTTGCTTAGATATTCTCTTTGTTGATATCCAATTAAATGTTGAGCAAGTTTTTGTTGCTGTCTATCAAAATTATCTGTGTCTAAATCATAGAAATCACCAAATTGGTTTATTTGATAATCAAAGTTCGATAACAAATTGCTTTCAGGTTTACCTTCTAGTCTACGCCAATTGTTGTCATCAAATTCTGTGGTACCTTTTAATTTTGTGTTGGCTGTGTAATAAAATTGTTTGTGTTTTACCACATCACTCATTGCATAATCTGTGTAAGGTGCCCAAAGTTTTACTTTTGCTTCATCAAAAATGAACCCTGGAATATTTAAACTACCATCCCATTCTGTAACATAGCCTAACATTTTAATTCTGTCTTGTTTGTATCCACTTGCTGGATCATAGATTAAATCATTAAACACTGTGGTGTTGTCTATTAGACAAACATGTTCTTTTTGAACAAGAGGAACTTTAGCAAAATATATCCCGTTCACTGTGTTTTTTGTAAACAATTCAAATGTATTTGATTTTCTTACTATTCTTAAATTAGTTCTATCTAATTTATTTCCGTCCTCTTTTAATACACCATAAGAATAATAATTTTCTACAACATTATCTGTTGTGGCATATTTTGATGTTACAACTAATTTTTTACTGGCTGGACTTAAACTGATTACAGCACCTTCATCCCAATTTTGTGTTGTCCAGAATAAAAATTCTTTTACACTTAATTGCCAGTTTGCAACCAATTGTGTTTGTGAATCATATTGATCAAATTCAAATCCTTTTGTTTTAAGATATGATTCATAACCCAATATCACATCAACAACTGTTTGAATGTCTTCGAAAACTGTTCCGTATGCTACAGATTGTACTGTATCTGTTAAAAAATTATTTCTTAAAATACCAGTCGCGCCGCCTTCAGTTGGTAGGTCAACCAATTTAATAAATTTAGACACATCGAAAGTCTCTGTTGCTATGTGTGTTTCATCAACAGCATAAAAATTATCTTGAAATTTTACATATGTTCCACTGTCATATCTTTTGTTTTCACTCCAATTTACAAATGCGGCACTTATTCCGCCAACAGTGATTGTTGGATCATTTGTTTGTTGAAATGCAGAATGATATCTAATATAAGGATCATCTTTGTCATATCCTTTTATGCTGAATCCTCTGGCTAGTTTTTCTACTATCAAGCCACTGTATGTAATAATTTCTACAGGTGTAGAAACATTGTAAACCAATTTGTAATTTTCTTCTGGAACAAATAAAGTTGAAGAATTTAGTGGCGTTTTACTGTCCAACAACAATCTAAATTTGTCTTTGTTACTGTAACCTCTGATTTTAAAACCTATTTGCGTTTGTAATCCTGCGAATTGTTTTTTGTAATCTGCATAGTTGGTTGTTTGTGAGTTTTCAACTATTTCAAAAACATAGTTTAACAATCCAGATGTCAGTGTTACAGTGTCATCATTTACACTGCTGGGCCAAACAATATCTGCAGGTCTGATTGCAGTCGCAGAATTGTACACAATTTGACCACTTGCATTTCTACTGATTTTATCTGTGTCTAATCCAATCCCTATTGCTTTGTTGGGTTGGTGTAAAATGTAACTTTTTAACAAAGCAAACGGATAATGAACACTTCTTCTCCAAGTATTTTCTATTGGAGAATAATCACCAAATTTAAACTTGTCTTGTGTCAATTGTAACGCACTACCGCTGGCGTAACCACTATCAAACGGACTTCTAATATTGCCATCACTGTCTACTGGTATATTATTTGTCAATCCAGTTCTTTTGTATTTGTCTTTGATTACAATTTTTTTGTTAGGCTCTCTTACAATACCTTTTTCAAGGTCTTGCCATAAAATTAAATTATCTTTTGTGTATGGTGCAGGTCCATAAACAGTTTCCCACCATGTAGGTGCTTGTGAATATCCAAGCATTTCCCATGGAGCAATATTTGGTCTATCTGTATCATAAGCATGAGTGTACACACCTCTCCAGAATCCTAACAAGTTTTTATTTTGTGGAGAAACCATACTGCTGTAATTCCATGTTAAACTGTTGTCTTCTTTGTGATAAGTGTTGGCTGTGTAATCATCGTTGCCAATAAAAGTTAACCAATTATTAAAATCTCCTAAAAGTGTTTTGTTGACAGATTCGAAAGTGAATTTGTTTGTGCTGTATGCTCTTGGCACAAATGATTTAATATCAAACAATGTTTCATCATATGTTGTTTTGATATTGTTATGAATTCTTTTTTCCAATTCTAATATAACATCGTCTCTAAAATCATTGAATGCAACAATAACACTCCCGTCGTGACCTTGAATCACGTTTACTGGAGTAACTGCTGTGGTGTCTGAATAAAGTTTTGGAGTATATTTTGGATACAATCCTAATTTAGTAGGTGTTGCTGGAATGTGTGATCCATTTGTTGTTTCAAATTCATTTACAACTATGATATCATCCAATGCAACTGTTTTTGTAACCTGCACAAATCCGTCAGCAAACACATAATCAACTCCATGAACCAACTGTACATCGTTATGGTACACATACACTGCTTTGGTAGATAGTGCTGTTAGATCAAAATTATTTGACAAAGCAAAAAATTTGTTGTCGATGTCTAATACTGTGTGGCTTGTGGTCTTGTATGCACCTATGCCCAGCATGTCTGTTTGAAAATATGGTAAAGAATTATTATTGTCTTTGTTTATTTTTTTTAAAATTTCATCAACCATTTGACTGGAAGTTCCGTCAAATCCTAAATCATCCATTGCACTGATAAATGATCTTTTAAATTTGAAATAATCAGTTTGACTTCTTGTGATTGCTGAAATTACATTAACGTCTTTATTGTTTAAAAGATATGAAGACAACACCATCGGTCCACTGTGTTGTAAAAACTTTCTACCATACTGCGTTGCATTTGGAAAATCTCTAAGGTTACTAGAACCCGGAGTAATACCTTGAATGTCTTTTAATTCATTTGTAATAGATTTAACATGATCAGTCACCTGCCCAACAGTAAATTTAGTTGTTTTTGCATTAAGTGGATTTGCTTGTAAATTTGTTGGAAATTCATAATGACCATTATCATTTTTAGAAGTTGCACTGCTGGTTCTAATTACAACCACATCATCAATTTTTAAATTATTGGTAAAATTAACGTATGCTACACCGTCTATTCTTAGAATTGACCAATCAGTATTTTCAACTTTTTTATTATTGTTTACAAATACATTTGCTGACAAATCGTTTAAATCGCCACTTTTATTGTAAACATCAATGGCAAAATTATTTTTTTGTTTATCAGTAGCAATGTACTGTCTGTTAATTTTTTGAAAACTGTCAGTGGGTGCTTTCGTCCAACCATTAACTGTTTTAAAATTACCATCGGCATCATATTTCTTTAAAAATGATGTTTCTGAAGTCAACGTCCCGCTTAAACTTTGTGATTGGTATGTATAACTTTGATTTAGTAGATCAAAATCAAAAACAATATCTCCAATATTTTCTACATTAGAGTAAGTTAGAGCAAAGCCTAATTCTGTATCTACTGCTCCTGTACCTTCAACATATTTAAAAATTTTGTTTCCTGCAAATGAACTGTTAGGATACACAATAGTGTCAGTGAAACTTACGCCATTGCTATCAAACAAATCAAATAAAGGAGTTTGATTTACTTTTGTTTTTGTTTGTCCTGCTGTCCACGTTGTACCGTTATAATAATACCATTTACCTTGATTACCTTTTCCGTCGGTAGCCAATATTGTTTCTCCTTCTGATGGAGAAGAATTTGTGATTTCAACTAAACTAATCTGATCTGTGACTGTGGTTCCTTCTGTAAATTTGATAAATTTGACTTCATAAATCTTATTTTTAACCAGAGGATCTGTGTCAGCAGTGAATAAAACTTTCATTCCGTTGGTCAACGCAACACCATCTATGTAAAATCCTAACGATCCTTCAACATCGCTCATTACATCTTTTGTCACTGTGTCTATTAAATCAATATTTTCTTTCTTTTTAAAACCAAAATTGTATAGTTTGATGCCTGCTTCGAATTCAATGATAGGTCTTCTTGCTCTTGTGTCTTGATCAAGATTTGCAATTTGTCCGTTTGCTTTAGCACTTGCTTCAATTACAGACTTGTGAATCCATCTGTTGGATCTACTCCAAGGATTTCTATCTGGCGATGCTCTGTTTATCACAATGTAATCTTTGTCAACAGCATATGATGTTGCTGTTCCAAAACCCACAGTGTCAAAGTTTTTAGAATCAAACGGAATCGGCGTTACGTCTGTGAACGGACTTTTTACTTCTAATTCTTGTGCATCTATTAACTGAATTGCTTCACCTACACCTTCAACAAAAAAAGTTTTGTCAGCATACTCCACAGGTGTCACTGTGCCAGCAAAATTTATTTTCATACCGTTAGATAATTCAACGCCATCAGCAGTTGAATAATTTTTCTTGCCTAGCAGTTCGTTTGTGACATCTATTGCAGAATTTTCTTCAATGTCGTATATCTGTATCAATCCCCAAGCATTGATATCATTGTCGCTACCATAGTATAGTTTTTCAGGTGCTGAATCTTTAACTTCAAACGTAACAATGCCGTTTTCCACACTTTGTACATCTATACCATCAGCAACAGCGACATTATAAGAATCATCCAGTATGCGTTGTGTTCTTATTACAAAAGGTAATCCTTGTGCATCAATGTCAAACTTGTACGTTTGCCCTTTGTATAATTTAAGTGTTGGGTTTGCAGTAAGTCCATTGGGCGTGAAAATATAAGCATAGTTGTCTGTTTGATCAGACTTTGTCACTGTGTATGTGCTGACAACATTTCTTTGTTGTCCTGTTATTGTGACTGCTGATGCACCATATGGCATCCAAAAATATTCTCTGTAATTTACAAATTTGTCCCAATCAATTCTTGGAGACCAAGCATAATATTCTTGAGCATTAAGAACGCTGTGGTCAGTGATGCTTCCGTTTAGATTCTGTATTTGATTAACAAAATCTATGTAGTCTGAATAAAAGTTTACATTGCCCAGGTCATCTTGTTGTACTATGCTGGGTTCAAATTTGTAGTTCTCTCTGTCAGCAGTGACTTCCGGCACGTATAAATCAGATGCTTTGTAGGCATCTGTAACCTTACGTCCATAGTATGCGTTTAATTTTTCTAGTGTTCCTTGAGATATAAGTTGGTCAACTGTGCTGTGTAAAAATTTATTATTAACCGGCGTTCTAAAATATTTAGGTAAAAACTCTGAAGACTCTCTTTTACCGTTGTCTTTGCC